ACTTGACTCTTTAGAAAATGTTACAACCGCAGACGATAACACAGCAATAGGATATTACGCCCTACAAGCAAATACAGGTTCTGATAATACTGCTGTTGGTAGAAGTGCTTTAGCAGCAAACACCACAGGTGCACAAAATGTTGCAGTTGGTTTGAATGCTGGAGATGCAAGTACTACAGCTAATAATGTTACAGCAGTTGGTTATGCTGCTGCTAGTGCATCAAATGTAAATCAAATAACTGCTATAGGTTCTCAAGCATTAGCACAAAGCTCTGAGGCTGGTACAGCAGTTGGTTATGCAGCACTTTTTGCAAACACTACAGGTACAAATAATGTTGCGGTCGGAGATAGTGCTATGATAACAAACACTACAGGTTCGCAAAACGTAGCAATAGGAATGTCAGCTATGTTAGTAAATACTGGAGGTTATAATAATACTTCTGTTGGTTGGGAATCCATGAAAGCAAACACAACTGGTTATCTTAACACAGCAGTTGGACAACAAGCTATGTTAGCTAACACTACAGGTTATCAAAATGTTTCTATAGGTCACAACACTTTAGCAGCAAATACCGAAGGTTTTGTAAATACAGCTGTAGGAGACAATGCTTTAGCATCCAATACTACGGGTGATGCTAATATTGCTATAGGCGGAAATGCTTTAGATGCTAACACAACAGCAGATGGTAATGTCGCAGTTGGTTATAATTCTTTAGGTGCCAATACTACAGGTACTCAAAATGTAGCTGTAGGTCATAGGTCTTTAATATCCGCCACAACAGCTTCTGGCAACATAGCTATTGGACATGAATGTATGGAAGATACTACTACTGCTGCTGCAAATGTAGGGGTTGGGCGAGGTGCTTTAAAAGCAATGACAACTGGTGAGCATAATGTAGCGATGGGTGAATCTGCTGGTTATGGTGTTACAACTGGTGAGAAAAATGTTTCTATAGGCACGGTTGCTGGTGGAGGAACTACAGGACAAGGAAATGTTGGTATAGGTTGGTATGGTGGTAGTTCAATGTCTACAGGCTCTAACAATGTGGTTATAGGAAGGCAGTCTCAATTATCTGCTGGTAGTGGTAGTAATCAAATTGTATTAGGTTATCTTGTATCAGGTACAGGTGATAATAACTTTACCTTTGGTAATCAAAGCACAGACTCAAATATAGCTTTTGGTGCTACAAGTATTACAGCTCCTTCAGATATCAGATTGAAAGAAGATATACAAGATGAAGAAGTAGGTTTAGATTTTATAAACGATTTAAGACCAGTTACTTTCCAATGGAAAAAAGAAAAAGATATACCTTCAGATATGAAAGCCTATAAAGAAGGCTCTGAAGAAAGAACCATGAATGGTAAATATAATCATGGTTTTATAGCTCAAGAAGTTAAAGAAGTGATTGATAATCATAATTTAAAAGAAGGCTTTGAAATGTGGCAAGAAGATGAAGCAGATGGAAGGCAAAGAGTTGCACCTAACGCAATCATGTCTGTTATGGTCAAAGCAGTACAAGAATTATCTACGCAAGTAGAAGAATTAAAAGCTAAATTAAACGAAGGAGAATAATATGGCAGTAACAAAAGCAATCACAAGTTGCACACCTTATGTAAACTCATCTAGTAAAGTAGATAAGTGGGAAATAGAAATGAAGTATGAAAACGATAATGAAGGCGATAGCACTTACTATACTTCTACTTTTAGTAAAACAATAAATCAAAAAGATGTACACCCAGTTACAGGAGTAGAAACAACTAACTTTACACTTAAAGCTAAAGGTAGTTGGACTAATGCTAACTTAGTAGCTATATGTCCTATATCAAAATGGGATGTAGTATTTGCTAGCCAAGTAGATAGCGTTATAACTAATCCACCTGTTGAAAGCACACCAGACCGAGCATTTAACGTACCTAGTTAATTTTTTATGAGCAAATTTAGACTTTGGCTGGTTAATAAAATAAACAAATTAACAAATCCGTATGCTGTACCTTTGGTATTGAAAAAAGATGACTGAGGGCGAGTTTCAGATTCATACTATGCCTGCGGTATATGTGTTAGAAACACAAATGCCACAAGATATGATTAATAGTGTTAATGATTATATGGATGAGTATAAGCATGATAAAAACAAACAATCATTAGCTAATACTTTAGTAGGACAAATAGATAAAGGAGAACAGTTACTGTTAGACCACAATGATAAAAGAATGGTTGAGTATAATAATTTTATCTGTAACCTTGGTGCTGAGTATATTAATCATTTTTCTGCTTCGGGTAATAGTCTTAAAGGTAATAAACAAGTTCAAATAGATGAAACTTGGTCGGTACATAGTTACGATGGTGATTATAACCCAATACACGACCACGGCACTAAAACATTAATGGGTATATCGACTACAGCCTGGACTAAAGTACCACCGCAAATAGGTAGTGTTAATGCTCAATCACCAACCTATTCGTTATATAACGAAAGTGGACATTCAGACGGCTGTATATCATTTCAATACGGACAAGTATCAGTAATAGATAGTGAAAGATTAAAACCAGCTCAATCATTTGTTATGACTCCAGAAGTAGGAAAACTATTAGTATTCCCTTCTTGGTTACAACACATGGTCTATCCCTTCAAAGGTGAAGGAGAAAGACGAACCATCGCATCCAACTTAAATTGTTGGGATGTGCAACAACCATCACCTAAGGAGGTGCAATAATGCAAAAAGAAGAAAGTAAAGCTGTCATAGGCGACCAAGAAATTTTAGAAACAGAAATGACTGAACAACAAAAATATCTTGCAAATCAAATAACTGATTTAAGAAACAAAAAAGCTAAACTATCGTTCGATATGGACCAAATAGAAGCCGCTTTAAATGTTTTTCAAAACACTTTTATAGCTTCAACTAAAGAAGAAGCTGATAAAAATATTCCGAAGGAGGAAAAATAAAATGATGTGGTTAAATATAATTATGTGGATAACAGCTATAATTTCTATAGCTTCTTTAATTTCAGCAATTACCCCAACACCGAAAGATGATGCATGGTTTGGTAAACTTTATAAAATTATTGATTGGTGTGCTTTAAATATAGGTAAAGCAAAGGAAAAGTAATGCCTACCGTAAAGGAAACATTAGCAGAACTTAACGCACACGAAAGAGAGTGTACTATTCGTTATGAATATATCGAAAAACGTCTTGATGAAGGTTCTGAAAAATTTAAAAGATTGGAAATGTTGTTATGGGGGGTTTATCCATTTATACTAGGTTCTATAGTTTTTGCTGCTTTTATATAGGAGATACTAGTGCCTTTACAAAAACTTTTATTTAAACCAGGAATAAATAAAGAAGGAACCGCTTATTCTAATGAGGGAGGGTGGTTTAATTCTAATTTAATTCGTTTCCGTAAAGGTTTACCAGAAAAAATAGGTGGTTGGGAAAAAGCATCCCCCAGCAGTTTTAAAGCATCAGGTAGAGCACTTCATGCATGGGTTGATTTAGAAGGAACTAAGCTTTTAGGTTTAGGCACTACTTGGAAATACTATATATTAGACGGTTTAAGTTTTAATGACGTAACCCCTATTAGAGCTACTACAACCAACGGTATTGTTTTTTCTGCTACTGACGGAAGTACAACTATAACAGCAACTGATGATGCTCATGGAGCTGTATTAAATGATTTTGTAACAATTAGCGGTGCCGTAAGTCTTGGCGGTAATATTACTGCTGCTGTATTAAATCAAGAACATCAAATCACATCAGTTACAACAGATACATTTACTTTTACAGCGACTGCAACAGCTAATTCAAGCGATAGTGGTAACGGTGGTTCTGGTGCAGACGCAGCTTATCAAATAAATGTGGGGTTAGACGTGTATGTACCTTCAACAGGTTGGGGTTCTGATTTTTGGGGAGCAGGAGCTTGGGGAAGTGTTTCTGGTTTAGCAGCTACAAACCAATTACGTCTTTGGTCTCATGATAATTTTGGAGAAGATTTAATTATAAATCCTAGAGGCTCGGGTGTTTTTTATTGGGATAAAACTAATGGAACAGAAACTAGAGCTGTAATTTTATCTTCTCTTACAGGAGCGAATCTAACCCCTACTAAAGCGTTACAAGTTATGGTGTCTGATGTAGATAGACACGTTATTTGTTTCGGAGCAGACCCTTTAAACGACGGAGGAACAGCTAGAACAGGTTCAATAGACCCTATGTTTATAGCTTGGAGTGACCAAGAAAAAGTAGAAGAATGGGAACCACTTCCAACAAATACAGCAGGGTCGTTTAGACTTTCAGCAGGTTCAGCAATAGTAGGTGCAACACGAGCTCGACAAGAAACACTTATTTGGACAGATACTTCTTTATATTCTATGACTTTTGTGGGGCAACCTTTTACTTTTTCTATTAACTTAGTCAATGAAGGTGTGGGATTAGTAGGACCTAATGCTATGGTTAATACCCCTAAGGGCGTGTTTTGGATGGATAAAAAAGGTTTTTATCTTTATTCAGGACAAGTACAAGAGTTACCCTGTAGCGTAGATGCTTATGTTTTTGATGATTTAAATCAAACACAAAGTTATCAAATATTCGGTTTCGTTAATAAAGCTTTTAATGAAGTAGGTTGGTTTTATTGTTCTTCAGAAACAACGGTTATAGATAAATATGTTACGTATAACTATGAAGAAAATATATGGATGATAGGAGACCTTTCTAGAACGTGTTGGTTAGACGAGGGTATTTTTCCAGACCCTAAAGCGACGTCTTCGTCTAGTAACGTCGGGTATTTATACAATCATGAATCTGGTGTAGACGACGACGGTTCTGCTATGACTAATGTTTTTATAGAATCTAGTGATTTTGATTTAGGAGAAGGAGACGCATATCAATTTATTAGTAAAGTTATTCCTGATATTAAATTTATAGGAAACGCTAGTACAGGAGCTAACGGGCAAACATTAGATATAGTTTTAAAAAGAAGAAATTTTCCAGGAGAAGAATTAACTACAGCAGTTACTAGTTCTTGTACTTCTGTTACAACTAAAGTAGATACAAGAATTAGAGGTAGGCAAGCAGTATTAAGACTTCAATCAAACGATACAGATACATCAGTTATCGGTATGAGTTTTAGAGCAGGAGCAACCCGTATCGATATACAACCTGACGGTAAAAGATAATGGGTAAATTATTAGAAACTAAATTACCTGTTGCTATAGGACCTCTTTCACCAGAACTTTTTAACAGGTTAGTCAGAGTATTAGAGTTAAGTTTAAATAAAGTTAATATTGGTTCAACTGTAAACTTTAATGAAACGGAAAGAAACCTTAATCAATTTAATACGGGCGATATTATTTGGAATTTAACAACTCAACAATTACAAATTTGGACAGGAACAATATGGGTAGATATTTATTCAGGAACAGAAAAAGGAGTTCAGGGAACGATGTCTCTTGGACAAATAAGCGTATCAACTGGTGGCGATACAACAATAGAAATATTATAAAAGGGGATACTATGAATATGAAAAAATTACAAGAAGAATTAACTTTCGACGAGGGTTGTATCGATAAAATATATTTAGACCATTTAGGGTACCCGACTTTTGGTATTGGTCATTTGATATTAGAAACAGACCCTGAACACGGACAAGATGTAGACACTCCTGTGTCTGAAGAAAGAATAACTGAATGTTTTGAAAAAGATATACAAAACGTTATAAATGATTTAAATAGAAATATGGAATGGTGGAAAGATTTACCAGAAGATTTACAAAGAGTTATGGCTAATATGTGTTTTAATTTAGGTATAACTAGGTTATTAAAGTTTAAAAAATTCTTAGCAGCTATGGAAGAAAATAAATGGGATAAAGCAGCGGTTGAAATGTTAGATAGTCGTTGGGCTATACAAGTAGGTCCCCGAGCTATAAGATTGAAAGATAGAGTTTTAGGAGCATAATATGAAAGTTAAAGCACCAAAAGGATTTCATTGGATGAAAAATGGTAAATCATTTAAGTTAATGAAACATAAAGGTAAATTTGTAAAACACAAAGGTGCCAGTTTATCAGCAAATTTTGCAGTACAAAAAATGCATAAGAAAAAATAGGAGAAAAAATGCCAGCAAAAAAGAAAACACATAAAACTAAAGACGGTAGAACTGCTAAGAAAGGTCTTTATTACAACATAAATAAAAAACGTAAAGAAGGTAGAAAAATGCGTAAGAAAGGAGCTAAAGGTGCACCTACAGCTGCAGCGTTTAAACGTTCTGCTAAAACAGCTAAAAAGCCTAAAAAGAAAAGTAAGAAAAAATAATGGCTACAAAACGTAAAGAAAAGTCTATAAGACGTACTACAGGTAAAGGCGGTAATTACCGCAAAACTAAATCAGGTGCGGGAATGACTAAGAAAGGCGTTAAAGCATATAGGAGAAAAAATCCTGGTAGCAAATTAAAAACAGCTGTTACAGGTAAAGTCAAAAAAGGAAGTAAAGCAGCAAAAAGAAGAAAGTCTTATTGTGCTAGAAGTGCGGGACAGATGAAGAAATTTCCTAAAGCTGCTAAAAATCCTAATTCAAGATTACGTCAAGCACGTAAAAGGTGGAAATGTTAATGGCTAAAAAAGCACCAGATGCGTTTGTATACAACGCTACATTAGAAAGAATAATAGACGGAGACACATTTGATTGTTGTCTCGATTTAGGTTTTGATGTTAAACTTCATAAACAAAGAGTTCGTCTTTCAGGTATTGACACACCTGAGTCTAGAATTAACACAAAACGATACCCCGAAAGAGCTAAAGAAAAAATCATGGGTAAAGCTGCAAAAGTGAGATTAGCCGAAATCTGTAAAGGAAGTTTTAAAGTCAAATCTTTAGGCAAAGGAAAATATGGTAGAATTTTAGGCATTCCGTATACAGAAGAAGGTAACGATATTTGTCAAATGTTAATAGACGAAGGACATGCTGTTGAGTATCATGGAGGTACAAAGACTAAAATCTGGGGAGTTGATTAATTGTTATGGACTCCGTAGTAACTTTAATTAATGAAGTTGGTTTCCCAATAGCAGCAGCTATAGGTCTTGGTTTATTTATTTGGAAACTTATTAATAAAATTATTGACGGCATGGAAACTAAAGTAGATGTACTAGACGAAAAAGTATCAGCACAAATAGCACAAATAGAAGAAAGATTAGGTCAAAAACTAGATTCACAACACGGTATATTAGTAGCTCTTATAGATAGGGTACGTTCTGTAGATAACGAGATAATTAGACAAGATACTTTGTTAAAGACTATACTTGGTGTACCGCAACTTATGAATACGGATAGAATAGCAAAAGCAGATAGAGACGACCAAAGGAAAGATTAATGATAAAAGTATATGCTACAGAATTTAAACACGACGGCAATATCTATGATGGACCTTATATTTACGCTAGAAGTTTAGAAGAAGCAGAAATGGAAGCTGTTGTTTATGGAGTAACTGTTATAGGGTTAATAGAAATAGTTCTTAAAACAGATGAAGACCTAAGCCCAGATAGAGTTTTACATTAATGAGGTGTTAAATGAAAGAAACTGAAAAACAAAAAGAAGAAGCTGAAAAAATTTTAATAACTAAAATTATGGTAGTTATCGGAATTATGTTATTTGTAGGAATATTTTGTCAAAATCTTTGGTCTGACCAAATAGTACATAAATTTAAATCACCTAGTTTTAATGGTATAGGTACATCGTCTCATTACTTAACTATAGAAAACCAAGAGTTTAGTCGTAAACTAACAATTAAAGAAGAAATTAAAGCCTTACAAGATGAAATAGAAAGAGAAAAAGAAAACTCCACACTTGCTAGGTTTATGCGTAATCTTGAATCAAGAGTCTATGCTGAATTATCAAGACAACTAGTTAATAACCTCTTTGGAGAAACACCGCAAAGTTCGGGTACAATAACTTTAGAAGGCAACACCATTGAATATACAAGCGATGGAGTAACATTAACTTTAAAGATAACGGAACAAGATGGGACAATTACCTCGATTACAATTCCTATTGGTACTTTTACTTTCTAGTTGTTCTACTTTTGACCAATTTGAAGATACGTACGAACAGAGATATAAAGCACAAGACGTAGTTTCTATTCAAGAACTACAATCACCGTATTTGCGTGATGTAGCTGTTCCTGAAGTTAGTCCTGTAGTTGCTGTATATCCTGCTGCTTTTACAGACCAAACAGGACAAAGGAAAAGCAATAGTGAATTTGCACTATTTAGTACAGCTATAACACAACAACCAAATGCATTACTTATACGAGCTTTAAAACACGCAGGTAATGGTCAATTTTTTAGAGTAGTTGAACGAGTAGGATTAGATAATTTAACTAAAGAAAGACAGCTTATACGTTCTGCAAGAGAACAAACAGCTAATGAAGAAGAGAAAAAGAAAGCACTAAGACCATTATTATTTGCTGGTATCTTAATAGAAGGAGCTGTTATATCTTACGAAGCTAATTTAGAATCTGGAGGTATTGGAGCTAGGTATCTTGGTATTGGTAATAGCATACAATATAGAGAAGATAATATTACTGTAAGTTTACGTATGGTTTCTGTAGCTACTGGTGAGATTTTATTAGAAGTATTAAGTCAAAAAACTATATTTAGTTACGGTAAATCAGAAGATGTATTTAGATTTATAGAAGCAGGTACAGAACTAGTAGAAATAGAATTAGGTAATGCTAGAAACGAATCATCAACTATAGCATTAATGAAAGCGATTGAAGGTGGTGTATTAGAAATAATAAACCAAGGATATGAAAGAAATTTTTGGATTTTACAAAAAACAGAAAAGGAGGTAGAATGATTGAGTTAATCATGAAAAAGTACATACTGTTATTATTGTGTGTTGTTTTATTACCGTTACAAGCGGCAGATAATGAAATATATGTAGACCAGTCAGGGACTGGAGCTAACATAGATTTAGAACAACTAGGCATATCAAATATTATAGGTGGTTTAAATTCTACTGCAGGGTCTTTAACTGCTTTCGATTTAGACGGCACTACTATGACACTTGATATTAATATGATTGGTGCAACTAATAAATTCTTAGGTGATATAAACGCTGACACTTTTACAGGTTTATATAATTTTACTGGCGGTAGTAATAATTTCACTATACAAGTAGACCCAACTAATACTTATAGCTCAGATAATTCTGACCAAAACGTAGCAGTTACAGGCAGTAGTAATACATTTACTTTAAATCAAGGTACTACAGCAATAGCAGCATCTCTTAATCTTGATTGGATTATTCAAGGTTCTAATAACACAGTTACTTCTAATATCAATATTGATGGTGCTACAAACTATATGGATATAGATGGCAGTGATAATACAGTAAATTATACAGGTACTGGTGTTAATGCTTCAGCAGGTGGATATTTTTGGCTAGACCATACAGGCGGACAAAGAACATTTAATATTCAACAACTGAGTACCCAAGACAATGACTGGCTTAAAATTATATCTATTGGCGGTAATGCTTCTAGCACCGTTTGTGTTATCCAAAACGACCAAGGAACAAGCACAAGCTGTTGATATAGGCGATATATCTGAACTAAACGGTTCAGCACAAATAGTAAGAGATAAACCTTACGATGCTAATTTACAATTTGCTATCCAAAGCAATGACGAAGCTATTACTACTAATGGTAGAATGGCTATCACTTTTTTAGATGATTCTACAGTAAAACTTACCGAACATTCACAACTTCTTATAGACGAATATATTTACGACCCCGACCCTAGTAAAGCTAAAATGGCACTTACGTTTGGGTTAGGAACAGCTAGGTTTATTACAGGCAACTTAAATAAAATAGATAAACAAAATATATCTCTTAAAACTCCGACAGCCAACATTGCCATTCGTGGCACAGATTTCACAGCGACGGTTGATGAATTAGGACGTTCACTTATTATTTTACTCCCCGACCCTTTTGGTTTATCTAGCGGAGAAATAGAAGTAGTTACTGCTATGGGAACTGTTTTATTAAATAAACCATATGAAGCAACTACGGTAAGCGTGTTTGAGTCAGCACCAACTAAACCCGTTATTTTAGATTTAACTTTAGATGTAATAGATAATATGTTGATTGTTACACCTCCTAAAGAAGAAGCCGTTATAGAAGAAGAGGCTACAAGTACAAAAACAGAAAATGTTTTAGATTTTAATGATTTAGATATAGATTACTTAGCAGAAGATTATTTAAAAGAAGATAGTTTAGGATTTACTGAACTCGATATAAATTATCTTGATGTAAATTATTTAGAAGATTTGTTAAATGTACTAGATGCACTAGCCGTAGCTGAGGACGAAGACCAATTAGCACAAGCTACTAGTACACAAATATCAGGAACATCTTTAGGTAAAGACCCTGAAACACAAATAACAGCTTTAATTACAGGTAACGTAGTTAGTTTACGAAGACAAGTAAACGAAAGCGTTAGGGTTGATTTAGACGGTAGTAATGCTTATACAGTAATTTTGATACAAGACGGTGTTTCTAATATAATTAAAATTAACGGAGGAAGTGATAGTGTAATTACAATTACACAAAGTGATTAATGAAAAAATTTATATTTATATTACTGCCTTTATTAGTATTACCTTTATTATTTCAAACCACGCCGACAGAAATAATAAAACTAAAAACTTTTGATAAATTAATAAAGAAACAAGAACCTAGTGGTAATTTTGTTATATTAAATATAACAGAAGATGATGTAGAACGTGAAGGCGGTTATCCTTTACCTAGAAAAAGATTAGCAGATATACAAATGGAGATTCTTGGCAAAGGAGCTCTTGGAGTTGGTTGGGTTATATCATTTCCACAAGCAGACAGACTTATGGGGGACGAAGATTTTTCTAGGTCTTTAGGTTATGCTCCTAGTGTAATAGCTACGTTCGAAGACGGTAATAAAAATTATCCTAAAACAACAGGTACCGTTATTAAAGGTCCCGATGTTGGTGGTTTATTTTCTACAGGAGTTAAACAAAATTTTTATCTTTACGATGATATAGCACAAGGAGTTGCTATAGCCCCAGTTGAAGTAGACCAACTTGTTAGGCGTATTCCTCTATTATTAAAAACGCCTGACGGTTGGGCTCCTTCTTTCGGAGTTCATGTTTTAAAAAATTTAACAAATGCTCGTACGTATATTATTACTACTAACGATAACGGCGTACAAGAAATAGCTGTTAGAGGTATATCGCCAGTAAAAACAGATAGTCTTGGTCGTAAGTGGATTAGTTGGGTAGAAACAGAAGAAACAAACTTACAAGAAATGGATGTAAACGGCAGGTTTGTATTTGTTGGAGTTACGGCTAATGGTGTGATGCCGCAAATCGCTACACCTGTTGGATTACTTGAACCACATAAAATTCAAGCAGCATTAGCAGAATCAATACTTATACAAAATAGTCCTTATATTCCTGATTACGCTTTAGCCTTAGAACTTTTAATATTTATAACGTCTGTAGGGCTTATCTGGGCGTTTATAAGCTATTTAGGAATAACTTGGGGAATAAGTCTAGGATTAATAACTATAGCCTTAACGGGCTTATACGGGGTTTATACGATAGGTACAGGAGTTTTAATAGATGTAACTTGGTCTTTAATCTCTCAGTTTATTACAGGTAGTGTAGCTTTTTATCTAAGGTTTAGAGAACAATGGAGATTAAGAGAACAAGTAAAGAAACAGTTTGAACATTATTTAGACCCTAGACAAGTTAAACGTTTACAAAAAGACCCTGATTTATTAAAACTAGGTGGAGAAAAAAGACGTTGTACTTTTTTATTTACAGACGTAAGAGGTTTTACTGCTTTATCAGAAACGTTACCTCCAGAAGAAGTAACAACTATAATGAATAAAGCATTAACAATACAATCAGATACAGTTAAAAAGTATGACGGTATGGTAGATAAATATATTGGTGATGCAATGATGGCAATATTTAACGCACCTATGGATTTACAACATCATGAACAATTAGCCGTAGAATGTGCTAAAGAAATACAACAAACTATAATAGATGCAGAAATAGGAGTTGAGATTGGTGTAGGCGTAAATACAGGTGAAGCTGTTATTGGTAATATGGGAAGCGATACAAGGTTTGATTATAGTGCTATAGGGGACGCAGTAAATACAGCCGCTAGGTTAGAATCAGCTACTAAAGAAGCGGGTGTAAATATCCTTATAGGCGAAGAAACAGAAAAATATTGTGGTATTCCTTTAAAACAATTAAAACCAATAAAAGTAAAAGGTAAAGAAAAAGCTTTAAAAATATATACTTTTTGATATATAATCAATATATCAGCTATTGTGCTGCAGCTTACGGGGTGAGCTTTAACTCGCAAAACGTTAAGATAACGCAGGAAAACTATGGTTGGAGTAGATAAAAAAGTTTATAAGAAAAAAACACAGAGCCGTTCTGGTTTTGTTATATACACGTCTAAAGGAAAGAAGATAAAAACTAGGAGTAGATTTTAATGTCTTTATCTATGCAAGAAATCGATAATCAAGTCGAAACACAGCCTTTAAATAAACAACAAGCTAAACAACAGTTTATAGAAAAAACTAAAGAATTTAATTTACAACATTCTTTTAATTTCGATGAAGCATGGGATTACGTTCAACATAAAAAGAAACAAAAAGATTTTCAAGAAAAAATAACTTTATTTGAAAAAGCTGTAATTAATCATGATAATTCTTTAGGAGAAACTACTCACGATTTAAATCCAACAAAACATTCTTTTGCAGACGGTCAGTATGTTAGAGAAATATATAACCCCGCAGGACTTATAATAGTTACTAAAATACACAATCAAACACATCCTTTCTTTTTAATGAAAGGAGAAATGACAATTCTTACAGAAGATGGACCTAAAACAATAAAAGCACCTTACCATGGAATAACTAAAGCAGGTACAAAACGAATAATTTTTACACATACTGAGTGTGTTTTTGTTACAGTACATAAAACAGAATCTTTAACAATAGACGAAATAGAAAAAGAAGTTATTGCTGAGTCTTTTGATAAAGTTAAATTAGATAATTTAAATATTAAAGAAATAGAAAAATTAATAATGGAGTTTAACTAATGTCTTGGGTAGTGACAGCAATAGTGGGTGGTCAACTTCTTGCAGGTAAAATACAGTCTAACAGAGCTAAAGACCCTAAAGGACCTATTGGTAGTGGTACTTCACCTAGTTTACAGCCTGGAGACGGCGGTCAATTTACTCCCGTAGCAGGTAGCCAAGTTCAAGATTTTGGTGATTTTGAATATGAAAATATGATAGAACCTGAAATGACTGATGAAGAACAACTAGCTATGTTATTACAACAATTAGGTATTAGTGATGAAAGTGGCGTAGTAAATGCTGCTTACGGTAAAGTATTAGAAAAAGCTGATGGTGGTATTTTAAGTCTTTTAGAAAGTAACCCTGATTTATTTGACATGTCAATTTTAGATAGGTTTAATTTAATGAATGAAAAACCTTCTGGAGAAATAATAGATTTTACACAACCTGAAATAGACGAAGTATCTACAATAGAACAAGACATGCTTAAACAAGAGGCTTTACAAGGATTAGATGATATTCCAGTACCTAGTGAAGAATTATACGCAGGAACTCCTCTTCAAGAAACGATGTCCGATGTAGAGGGTTTTGCTCAAAGTAATCCTGAGTTATTTAACGCAGGTATTGGAGCTATTGGTAATGTACTTATGGCGGCTTTAAAAGATATGCCTGAACAAAAAGGTAGTCAAGTTAGTACCAGAACATTACCCGCAGGCAACGCAGCACGGAGAAGAAGTCAATTACAAAATATAATGCCGTTAGGTGGTTCAAGTGTTACTTTTGCTGAAAACGGTAAAGTATTAAAAAGACCAATGTTTATGCCTCAGGGAGGTACTATAAACGGTCCAGGAGGTCCTAGAGATGATTTAGTTCCTGTTATGGCAAGTAACGGAGAATATATGTTATCGAAAGCGGCAGTAGACGCAGCAGGTGGAGGCAGTCATGCTAAAGGTGTTGCTAATTTAAATAAGTTTAACGAAATGGGGAATAAAAGATATGGCTAGTAGAGAAGACCAAGAGTATTCAAGTCAGGCTCCCGCCCCCTATATAGGGCAGTTTTTACAAGGGGATATATTTCCTTTTGCACAACAGTTTTTAAGACAACAATTTCAAAATTATGGACAAGCCGATTCTAGTCCGTATACATATACAGGACAAAGAGTAGCTGATTTTGACCCTAGAGAACAATACGGTATGGAACTTGCTGACCAAGCGATTGGTAGTTATAGACCATATTTAGGTAGACAAGCAGGTTTATTAGATGAAGCAAGTCAAAGTATTAGACAAGGACAAGGAACAGGTTCTAGAACTACTGATGAAGCTCTCGCACAAACTAGAGGAGCTACACCAGATTTTAGAGGAGCTAGAGCAGGTATAGCAAGTTCAGTATCTGAACTCGGTGGAGCTGTTCCTGATTATAGTGGAGCACGTAGCGGTTTAAGTAGAGCAGAACTTAGTGGTTATGGTTCTACTGCTGGTTTTGACCCACGAGGTATAGGAAGTTTTTATAATCCGTTTGAAGACCAAGTAGTTGAACAAACTTTAAGAGATGTTAGAGAAGGATTAGCTAAAGGAGATATGGGACTAAGAGACGAAGCAGTTAGTGCAGGAGCTTTTGGTGGTTCTAGGTCAAGAATGAGACGTGATGAATTAGCAGAAAATGTAGCACGAGGAGCAGCAGAACAAGTAGGAGCTATTCGTAGCGGTGGTTATCAAGATGCAGCTAATAGAGCACAACAAGCATTTGAAGCACAACAACAAAGACAAGCAGGTTTAGCAGGATTACAATCTCAAATAGCAGGTCAACGAGGAGGTTTCGCAGGACAAGAAGCCCAAGCAGCATTAGGTAGAGCAGGACAATTAGGAGAACTAGCAGGACGAGAAGGTACTTTTGCAAGTCAAGAAGCACAAGCAGCATTAGGTAGAGGTAGTCAATTAGGTCAATTAGGTCAACAACAGTTTGGTATGGGATTACAAGGGGGTCAAGGTTTATCAAGTTTCGGTAATCAATATGGTCAAATGGCACAAGTATTACCACAACTACAACAAGCAGATATTTCGTCAATGATGGGTATGGGTGGTTTAGGTAGAGGTAGACAACAATCTTTAATGGATTTAAATTACCAAAACTTTACAGGTCAATACAACTTACCTATGCAAACTTTACAAAACGTTGGAGCACTTACAGCTTCTTTAGGACCTATGGCGGGGGGTTATGGTTATGCAGGTGGTGCACCTACTTATAATACTAACTATACTCCGTCAGGAACAATGGGTACAGGGTTAATGGGAACTACTGTAGCTAGTAATAATTTTAATCCAAACATGATATCTGGCGGATATAATCCTAATACTAATTATAACACGGGTATAGGTGGATTAACTGGTGGCGGTGGTGGTGGTTTTAATTTTCCTAACAACTTCCGAATAGCATAATGGCTAAATTTACTCCATTTCCAACATTCGGCGGTAAAGACGGAATCGCTGGAATTACTCCTGTTAAATTATCACCTACCCCTATGAGGTTTCCTACGGCACGAGGACCTGTTAGACGTGCTCCAGAACCAACAACCGAAGAAAAACTAGCTCCTTTTCTTCCGTTAGTAACAGAAGGTATTAGAGGTTTAATTAGCGATAAACCTGAAGTTCTTTCAGATACAGATTATTTAACAAGTATTGGAGCTGACCCAGAAGACCCTACGTTTAAAGAACAAACTAGGTTAGACGCTTATAAATTATATGGACCTCCTAAAGAGAAAAACCGTTTCGGTTTAGACGAAATATTAAATATAGGTGTCGCTAGCCAAATGGGTAGAGGAGCAACTAACTATGGTAAAACTTATTTTAATTTAAGAAACGCTGAAGAAACAGACAGATTAAATACAGAAAAATTAAGAGCTGAGTATATAAAAAGTCAAAAACCTACTAAATACAATACTGTAAATTTATTAAGTAAATCTGACCATTCTGCAGGTGTTAAAGGAGTTTATCAAGGGCGTGAAAATGAAGATACAGGTGAATTAGAACTTCAACTTAAAAACGAAGATGGAAGTTTTAGTTACGAAATAGCAGGTCCTAATTTTATAAAACAAACAGGAACAGGGAATATTGATTTACCTGAAAATACTAATATTAAATTAGTCGACGATATTCTAGACCCTATTTTTGAAAAAGAAGAAGCGATAACTAATTTAGTACAACAAGGTAGTAATACTATACGTACTTTGGAAGGTGTTATAGAAAGCGGAGATATAACTCCAAATACTATTACGTCAGCGTTATTCGGAATTGGTAACCAAGCTAGACTAGAATTAGATAACTTACGAAAAATGGGAGCTATTGGTTCGGGAGAACGATTATTCGCTACTGAAAAAGATGTCGAAAACGGAGTAGCAGGTGGAAATAAAAACTCTCCAGAAAGAGCAGGCACAGGTCAATTAGCAGAACAATTATATTTAGCATTACAATCAGGAGATACTGATAGAATAAATAGTGCAACGTTAGCTTTTGAAGAAAGTTTTTTACAAGATAAATTAAATAATGCGAATGGACTTACTATTAGACAATTGTTAGGTGATGTTGTTTATGACGATGTTACTTTAAGGTCGCAAATGTTATCTTTAGCTTATACAGCAGCAGCCGTAAATGGTCAAACAGGTAGAACATTATCCGATAAAGATTTAGCTTACCATTTACAAATAGTTGGTTTAAACCAAACATCAGACCCAGAAATTTTAATAAAAAATCTTCAACGATTTATAGGTGATGCCGTAAATAAAGTAGATAGCGAAGCTCAATTAGCTTTGCAACAAAACTGGTTTAGGTTCGATTTAAATGATAAATATACACAATCAGCTATAAAACAATATTATAGACCCCCTGAAAGTCCTACCCCTTTAAACGACCCTTTAAATCCATATAATTTTTTATATCCTAGTGAATTTAATCAATACACATTTAGACCTTTAGGTGAAAGATATACCGATATAGGTTTTGAGCAATTTACAGGTGTTAATAATACTCAATCTTCAAGTATTCCAGTACCTAATGATATAGAAAATATGATATTAGAAGAAATGAAAAATATTAAATAATGGCTACTTCTCAAATACTTTCATCAATAGACCAGAATATAGATACTTTATATAATAAACCTTTATCTAATAACCCAAATATAACTTATGGTAATGTTTTATCTCCAGAACAAACTAAATTATATTTAATAGGTAATTCAGGAGCGATACAAAAATCTTTACTTGATTCGGGTGAATTAACTTTAGAACAACTTGACCAACTAAATCAAGAAATAATGCCTAATTTACAAAAACGAGTGAACTCTTATGATTTATCACCTATTCCGTATACTTTAGAAGACAGGTTTCCTGAAAAAGCAGCAGAAATTAATAGAATAGAAGAAGAAAAAAGTTCTCGTGAAGGACAACAAAGAAGAATAGACGCAGGGGTACGTGGTAATTTTCCTGCTGATTTTACTCCTGGAACTATAGAACCTTTTGTTAGACCTAGATTTGACGAAGCACAAGAAATAGCAGGCTACGGTTTAGACCCAGACAATCCTTATGATTTTGGAGGAAATAGTCAAACTAAACGTCAGTTTTTCATAGATGATGCTTTAGGTCCTAGGAGAAAATCTAAAGAACAAATGCAATATTTATTAGATAGATATGATATGAAAGGTGATTTATCTTTTATAGACCCTAAAAAACCGCAATTAGGTTTTAGATTTAAACCTGAAGGTAGCGAAACTTACCAAGTTTTAAATAGTCCTTATATAGAAGGGACTGATGTTATGCGACAATTAGTATCCGAAGGACCTGCTTTAATAGGTGATATTGCTGCTACTACATGGGCGGCTACAACAAATCCATTAGGTGGTAAATATCAAATACCTAAAACTATTTTAGGTACTGTAGGAAGAATAGGTGGTTTATCCGCAGCAGCGACAACAGGAACACTGGCGGGAGAATGGACTCGTTTAGGTGTGGGGTTAGCAAGAGGAGCTCATGATATGAGTATAACAGAAATGATGAACGAATCTCAACTTCCTGCTTTAATTGCTTTTGGGGGTACTGCCGCTGTTTCTTCAGCACAAAAAGTATTACCCGCTATTTACGAAAGTATTGTAGGTAAAAGAATACCCCCCGAGTTTTATGAATATTTAGCTAAATTAAACGCAAAATACATACAAGAAGAAAAAGGAGTACCAGCGTCGTCTGGTTTTAAATTTAATCAAAAACAATTAACTGTAAAAGAAATAAACGAACAAATAGATGAACTCGGTGATTTTATAGGTCAACGTTTAGGTAGTTATGAACCAACAGGTGCGGGGCTTTCAGCAGCTGATGATGATTTAGCAAAACTTTCAGCTGATTTTGAATATATATTTTTAGAAAATGCTTTAAATCCAAAGTATAAAGAAGCTTATGCAGGAATTAAATCAGGTAATCAAGATTTAATAAAAAGATTAACAGAAAACATTTCTTCTAAACGATTTAAAAACGCTAGTGTTGAAATAGACGAAGCGGTAATGGGTAGAGTCGAACAAAAAATAGCTTCTTTTACAGACGCTCAAAATACAATAATAAATAAATTAAGAGACCCTAAATATTTTGACCAAAACATAGATGATGTTTTATTCGGCACTACTCCTAAAAGAGGGTCTAGTGCTACTTTTCCTAAAGAAACAACTAATTTAAAAGACGCACAAATAAGTTATTTAAGTAGATATACTGACGAATTTAATGCGGTATTAAATAACCCTAAATACAGTGATTTAAAAGTAGGTTCTACAAAAGATTTACAAAAGAACGTGGGTAGATATTTTAATACTACAAAAACAAAAAAGAATGTTGAAGAATTTATTGGTAGTATGGATGACCCAGATATTAAAAAAGTTTTTGGAAACGTTATTGGTAAAAACCGAGAAACTTTAATGAGGTTGATGGGTAAAGATAAAGCAGGTAAATTTTCTAGAGCTAATTTAACTTTAGACGAAATATTTCAATTAAGAACTGCTATGAATCAAATAAGAGCAACACATCCTGTGTCTGGAATACAAAAATTAGCGGGAGAAATAGAAGAATCATTGGGGTTAGCTTTAGATAAAGGTATACAAGACCATATTTGGGTTAATAAATTAGGTAATAAAACAGCTCGTACTAAATATAACAAAAAACAAGTATCAGAAATAGAAAAATATCAAATAGATAATGATTATGGTATCGATATAGCTAATTCGTATAAAACCATGACTAATGCTTATAGCGATACACGAAATGTTTTATTAACAACTTTATTAAAACAAGGTAATCCTGATAAATTAGCTTCTACTGTATTGAATCAAGGTCCTACTAATGTAACTTCTTTTATGAGAGTATTACAAGAAGCAGGGGACGACGGAGCAATGCAAATAAGAAAAGCAATGGCAAAACATATAGATGATAAAATTTTAGATGAAGGTGCTCCTGCTTTAACTAATGTTAAAAACTATAAAACGTTCGTTAAAGAAAACCAAGATGTATTAAAAGCTGTTTTTGGTGATGATTTTAAAACAATGTTTAATCCTGCTGGTTTTAATAGAGTAGTTAATAAAATAAATAAATACGATGAAAAAATACTCATGTTAAAAGCTGTTTATCCTGATGCATCTAATACAGCTCCCGTTTTTGATATTGTTGACGATATTATAAGAAGTAGTAAAGGTGAATTAGAAACAGGTAGAACAGCAGCCAAAATTAGGTTTTTAATGGATACGGTTGGAGATGATGTAATATTACAAGAACAAATACAAGCAATAACAAAAAGATTTATAACAAGAGATATGTTAGATTTAGCTAAAGGTGGTGATGGTTTATGGAAAGTAAATCCTGAAAAGTTAAATAAAATTTTAAATGAAGGTCCTGGACCTGTTGGTTTAACTGGTCAAACTTTTGAAGAAATATATGTACCTTTATTAGGTGGGAATAAAGCAGCAGAACGATATACTAAAAATTTAAGATTATTAAATAATATAATAATGAGAGAAGCAGGCGTAGGTGCTTCAGAAGGAGCAAAAACAGCAGTAAAAGAAAGCACCCAAGCTTTTCCAGGAGCAACGTTTTTATTTAGAATGCTTATACCTCCACTAACACAAAGAGGACGTAGAGCAACCGCTATAAATAGAGCTTTAAATGCTAGAGCGGGTGATTTTATGGCTGAATTAGTTGCTAAGCCTAAATTATTAGATGATACTTTAAAATATATGGAAGGCAAAATAGCTTTAAATAGATATGTAAATATTTTATCTTCTTATGGTATTGTATCTTTTAATGATATAGGTGAAGAACTTCAATACTATAATACAGAATTAAAAACGAATAAGAAAACAACAATAACAGATGAACTTAAAGCTGAACTTACTAAACTGCAAGAAAAACTAGGATATTAATAATGGCAAGATTTGATTTTGATAGAGGAATGGGTATTAGAGGTATAGGAGGAACACGACCTACTTCGTTTGAATATATGCCTCCACAAAGAGACCCTGTCGTAGACGCTATAGTTTCTAGAAGAGACGCTAATGATTCTATAAACAGGGCTACTGACCAGTATGAGGCAGATGTTGCTGATTTTAAAAACACAGCTGCTACAGAAAAAGAAGAAGGATTAGTTTCTTTACTTCCACCAGAACCTACTATAGACAGATTTGTTCCGCCTATGATAAACGAAAACAGAACTCCTTTTATACCGCCACGTAATATACAAGATATAGATGAAAGAAGGTTTAGAGATTTTATCGGACAACCACCGCAAGTACCCCCTGTTGATAATTTTGATGATAATCCTTTTAAAGATATTTTTATACCACCTAATATACCGCCGTTTGAATTCCCAATAGATAGACCTCCGTTTGAACCACCAATAGATAGACCTCCATTTATACCTCCGTTTGAACCACCAATAGATGATAATAGAAGACGAAGACCTCCTAGAGACGATGACTTTATAGACGGACCTCCGTATGTACCGCCAATAGATGGACCGCCTGACGGACCTCCGTATGCACCGCCTATAGATGGACCGCCTGATGAAATACCAATTATACCACCGCCGCCGCCACCACCACCTTCATCATCTAGTGGACCTATAAATCCGTATACAGGTAAGCCGATAAGTAATGCGTATACACCGTATTCAACAGATAGTGGAGCAACACCTTTAACTAGAACAATAAGTCCTAGAAACTTTGGGAGAGCTCCTGGGATGTTTACTGTTGGAGGAAATAAAGAAATTACAAAACCACCACCAAGAGACATTCCAATTAAACCACCACAAGTTCCACCCCCTATATATAAATTAAATGCAGGCGGAGGAATAAACAATAACGGCATCATGAGGTTGCCGCAAAGCCAACAAGGTGATACAATGACAACACAGATGTTTCAACGAGCATTTAGACCAAGGAGATAACTATGGACCCTAACGAAAAATTAACAGGTATTGCGAGTTTACCGCAAAACGGACCACAAGGAATGCCTATGGGTGGTGTAATGCCTTCTATGCCACAACAAGGAATGTCTGGACCTCCTCCTATGCCTATGGGTGGTGAAGAACCTCCTAGGGACCCTATGATGGGCGGTGAAGAACCTCCTATGAATGTAGAACAAGATGCTATGATGTTAGCTGAAGCTGTTGTAGGTAGAACGCAAGGAGACGTACAATCTGCTATAGATGTTTTAGATACAGCTAAAGCTATGTTAATGTCTAGCGGTAGTCAAGAACCACAGATGATGATGGACGGTGGACCTATGTATGCTAAAATGGGTAAACCTTTATATGCTGAAAGTGGTAGAGCAATTTCTAATTCTGATTCTGACACATTAAGACAAATGATTATGGACGATTTAGCTCAGATGGCAGCAGCAGCTAATACTGAACTGGGTAGAGCGGTATCTGATAAAGATTTAGAGTTTTACAAAACCCTTTTAAATCAAGGACAAGAAGGTAGAAGTTTGTCTGACGTAGACCTTAAAATGATACCGAGTTTGTTTCAAAAAATGACAGGTGAAAATATACCTGCTTCATTTTATGAAAATATGCCTCCTTTAATGAGAGAAGGCGGTGGTGAACTAAATCCTGGATTACAAGCGTTACAAAAAGAAAGACCAGACGTTGTTAAAAAAATATTAGGTAAAGCTGATGGCGGTACTTTGATGTCTGGAAACGCTATGGCTGAATTAGATAGATATAGATTCGGTTAAGAAATCCAGTCTTTCCATTTTTCATCACCTAATACTTCTTGTGCTAGGTCTAGTTTATTTCTAAGAGCTTTTACAATCTTTTCGTCTACAGTGCCTTTAGCAACTAAATCAATATAAGTTACTTTATTAGTTTGACCTATACGATGAGCACGGTCTTCAGATTGTAATCTTTTTTCTAAATCATAATTATTACTGTAGTAAATTACGTTACTTGCTTCAGTAAGAGTAATACCATAACCACCTGTTTGAGTATTACTAACTAAATATTGTAGTTGTGAATTAGGGTCTTGAAACCTACGTATAATTTCTTGACGTTCTTCGTCAGGTGTTTCACCGTAATAAGTAGCTACGCTTTCTGTTCCTGTTGTTTCTTGTAATGTTTTTAATATTCTTTTTATATCGTATTGATAGTTAGCCCATATAATAGTTTTACCTTGTACTTCTTGTAATATATTCATTAGTTCATCTAAACGATTACTTTGAACTTCTACTTCTTCTCCGTTATCGTGTTTAACGAAACCACATATAACTTGATGTAATCTTAATATTTGAGTTAAAACAGAAGTTACACTTACTATTTCGTGTGAATCTAATTCAGCAATAGCATAATCTTTAAGTTGTTTATAAACTTTCTTTTGTTCAGTTGTAAGTTCTACTTCTCTACGTTGATATATTTTATCTGGTAAATCTAAACATTCTTTCTTTAGCACTCTATAAGAGAACTCATTTACATTTTTACTTAACTCATCTAAGTTTTGATAACCTACGACTTGTCTAAAAGACCTTGCTCCCATTTTACGGTTTATTAATTGTGCGTATCTGTTTTGAAAAGAATAATAAGATGTATAACCTAATAGTTGTGTTGATAAAAAACTGCTTTGACTATATAAATCTAAAGGTGATTGAGTAACAGGAAATCCTGTAAGTATTCTTCTGTATTTAGTATTGATAGCTAGTTTCAATAAATTTTTAGTTCTTTGTGCTTTAGGATTTTTAATAGTTGTTGATTCATCTACAGCTATTAGGGGTAAATGTCCTAGTATAAATCTTTCAACAAAACTTACTCCTTTCTTAGTGCTAAAAGCTTCTACGTTAATAACTAATATTTTTAAATCATTATTAGGAACAAATAAATTAGTTAATTCTTCTTTTTGTTTTTTAGTTGGTGCAGGATTCCACACAGCTATTTGTGTTTGTACGTGGTCTGGCATATGAGTAGGTATTTCTTTTTCTGACCAGTTTCTGTAAACTCCTTTAGGTGCGACGATAATAGCAGCATTTATCCCGCCTTTATCGTAAAGCATAGCAATATTATCAATAAGAACTTTAGATTTACCTGTTCCCATTTCCATAAAATAAGCGTATTCTTTTTTATTCCACGACCTTTTTAACGCTTCTAATTGATGCTCATACGGCTTCGTTTTAAATTTATACTGCATGTAATACCTTTCTAATTTCTAGTTGAGATTATATATTACAAACTATATGATTTATAGCCCAAGTAAAAACTTTCTCTGTGCCCTCTAATAGAATTAGTATGTTTTTAATATTGATTATTAGATTTCTAATAATGGTATAATCTCTAAAACACTAAGATTTTTTAAGGTCAGTATTAGTTTATTAGTAATATTAGTTGTTTTAGAAAAATATTTCTGTAAAATTTTTTTATTTTTTAAAACACATATCCGTAATAACTTTACTTTGACGTAGTTCGTATATATTATTTATTACCTAGAAATAAGAAAGGAGAAAAAAGTGACAGTATATGTCGTACAAGAAGTTCCAGGACGAAACATCGCCTCTGCTAGACAGTTTGGTGATTTTGAAGTTCTGTTGCCTTCTAACACACAAATTATGTTAAGTGCGTCTCCTTCAGTTCGTAGAATGAAAAGTCTTTTACAAGACTACAAAGAAGGCGATTACTTATTATTAATAGGCGACCCTGCCGCCATAGGCGTAGCGTGTTCTATCGCTGCATTTTATAATCGAGGTAGATATAGTATATTAAAGTGGGATAGGCAGGAAGGTTTATACTATCCCGTTGATATCGATTTACACCAGAAAGGAGAAATAGATGAATGAGAAACCAACTTTTGAAGACTTAGTCGGAACTTCAGACGCTCAGCAATGGGATAATGATGTTTCTGATGGAGAGCTTTCAATAGTTTCTAGTTTAGCTAATAAACAACTTCAACTAGCTACAGAAGTAGCAGAGCTAGAAGCTAATTTAAAAGCTAAAAAAGAAGAACTTCGTTTGACTTCGGAGCAAGAGTTACCTGATGCTATGCAAGCGGCAGGACTTACTCAAATAAAACTTAATAGTGGAGAAAATATTTCTATTAATGAGTTTTATAACGCTCACATATCGAAAGCAAACCAAGAAAAAGCGTATGAGTGGTTAACGCAAAACGGTCATGAAGGTCTTATAAAGAACGAGGTTCTTTTAAAGTTCGGACGTGAAGAAAGTTTAGTCGTTGATGAAACAGTTTCAGCTTTGCAAGCAAGAGGCTTATCACCGCAAGTACGTCAGAGTGTTCACCCTAGTACATTAAAAGCTTTTGTAAAAGAGCAGTTTACTAGTGGGAACGATATACCAACCGAGCCTTTTGGTATCTACATAGGTACTAAAGCTATTATTAAAAAGGATTAATATTATGGCAGAAAATAAAAATGAAGTAGCTGAAGCTACATCTACGGCAATAAGCACGTTTGACGACAGCTTATTGTCAGGCGGTACTGGGTTAGAAGACACTACTACAGAGGATTTTGCGATTCCTTTTATTAGAGTTTTACAACCTATGTCACCACAAGTGCAAAAGCAAAACGGAAGTTATGTAGAAGGTGCTAGTGCAGGAGATTTGTACAACACTGTAACTGGTGAAGCTTATGACGGAGAGAAAGGTATTACTATAGTTCCATGTGCTTATAACAAAAAGTATATTGAATGGATACCTAGAGAAAAAGGTGGTGGTTTAGTAAACGCTAACCACGACATTTCTATACTTTCTAAATGTACTAGAGACCCAGAAACTAGAAGATACTACACTCCTGAAGGTAACGAGATAGTAGAGACTGCTCAGTTTTTTATATTAGTAGTTAAAGAAGGTAACGCACAACAAGCAGTTCTTGCATTTACTTCTACTCAATTAGGGGTAGCTAGGAAATGGTTAACGATGCTTAGAATGGCTAGAGTTCAAAACTCTAAAGGAGAGTCTGTTGAAGCTCCTATGTTCGCTTATAGTTATAAATTAACTACAACTACCCAATCTAACGATAAAGGCAGTTGGAACGCTTATAGCATAAACCAAGACAGTGCTACTGATATGTCTATAGCTATGGTTGCTAAAGACTTTATGGGTGCGGCAAGGTCTGGTGATGTTGATGTAAAACAAGAGCAGCAAAACGAAGTTGTTAACGATAGTATCTAAAAAGGAGATATTGTATGCCGTTAGCAGGGGAGTTTGCTGTACGTTATGCGGGGCTACGTCAAGCGTACGGAACTTTCACAGCTAGTAATGAAACTAGAGAAGATGGAAAGGCAAGTGGTAAAAACATCACTATATCAAAGGAGTTGTCTGACAACGATTTGTTAAAGTTATGGGAAAACCATTTGTCTGGTCATCAAAGTGTAGGAATCGTACCTATAGATGAACATAATAATTGTGTATGGGGTGCTATAGACGTTGATGAGTATCAGCTAGATTTAAAAGATTTAGCTATTAAGATAGCCAAGCAAAAACTACCATTAGTTTTATGCCGTAGTAAAAGTGGCGGTGCTCATATTTATATATTCCTTAATGAACCAGTAGCAGCATCTATGCTACAAAGAAAACTAAGACAGATAGCAGCAGCAATAGGATACGGACAAGCAGAGATATTCCCTAAACAAACACAGTTATTATTAGAACGTGGAGATAGAGGCAGCACGTTAAATATGCCCTACTTTGGTGGAGAGAACTCTACTAGGTATGCTTACGGTACGGATGGAGCAGCATTAACTCCAGAAGAATTTTTAGAGCATACAAAAAACATTGAATTAAAACCTAGTGAATTAGAAAGATTAGAAGCTAGTCCATTAACCGAAACTATGGACTGGTTAGACCAAGCACCCCCGTGTATACAACACTTAGTAGTACAGGGCTTCCCTAAGGGCTCAAGAAACTCTGGCTTGTTTAACGTGGGGGTCTTCTTAAGAAAAAAGTTTGCAGATGATTGGGAAAAAAGATTAGAGGATATAAATATAAAATATATGCAACCTCCCTTAGGTGCACAAGAAGTTTTAACAGTAGCTAAACAATTACAAAGAAAAGATTATTTTTATAAATGTAATGACCAACCTATAGCTAGTCATTGTAATAGTCCTTTATGTAGAACACGTAAATTTGGTATAGGTGCTAACGGTGGTACACCCTTATTTAGTAACCTTACAAAACAGGATAGTGACCCACCTATATGGTTTTTAGATGTAGAAGGTGGTAGACTAGAGTTAGAGACAGATGATTTATTAAACCAAAACAGGTTTCAGCGTAAGTGTATGGATGCGTTAAATAAAATACCACCAAAAGTAAAAGAAAACGTATGGAGACAGATAATACAACAGCTACTCGATGCGTTAACCGTTGTAGAAGTACCTAAAGAAAGTTCTACCGAAGGACATTTTATGGAGTTATTAGAAGCTTTCTGTACAGAAAGACCTGCTAGAGAAAGAGATGAATTACTATTACATAAACCGTGGACAGATAATGGTAAAACGTATTTTAGATTATTAGATTTAATGGATTACTTACACAGGAATAATTTTAAAGAATACCAAAGAAACAGATTAACTTCTAAATTAAAACAATTACACGGTGAGCCTTTCTTTTTTAATATAAAAGGCAAAGGAGTAAACGTTTGGTTTATAGAAGAATTTAAAGCACAAGACGAACCACATGACTTACCAGACTTTAACGATAATTTATTATGATTAAATATATACCTAAATATTTCCAACACTGTAACGCTAATATACAAACATGGGACAAACCTTCAGAAAGAGTTTTTGATGGTAAAACAGTCAAAGGCAGACCTACAAGAGGGTTTGGCAGTTCTTCGTTTGATTATGCAGGTAAGTTATACAAACCTAGTCCTTGGTCTAAAACAATGTATGTTTTTAAACAAGATGTAGAAAAATTAGTCTGGGAAGAATTAGGAATAGATAAACAATTTACTTTTTGTTTATGCGGATTTTACGGAACTGACGGTAAAGGTATACCTCATCATTCAGACACAGTCCCGACAGAAGATGATTTAGTTGTGTCTATTTCTTTAGGAGCACCAAGAATATTTATACAAAAAACATATCAAAACCATGTTAAAAAACACACTAAAACAAGCGAAACATTTTTGAAAGAAAACTTTGTTATAGACGAAACACATTATTTATTAGAAGATGGAGACGTGCTTATTTTCGATGGAAAAAATCAAATGTATTCTACTCATTGTGTACCTGATTTACAAAACGCAGGTGAAAGAATTAATCTAACTTTTAGAAGTGGTTTATGACTTTACCTAGCCATACACAAGTTATTCTTGGACCTCCTGGAACAGGTAAAACGAGTACATTACTTGGTCTTATAGAAGACGAATTACAAAACGGCACTAGTCCTGATACTATAGGGTTTTTTACTTTTACCAAAAAAGCAGTGAACGAAGGTAAAGAAAGAGCTATGAATAAATTTAGTATAAGTAATAAAGAACTGCCTTATTTTAGAACATTACATTCTTTAGCTTTTAGACAACTAGGACTAACGAGAGAAAGCGTAGTAAGTAATTCAGATATAAAAGATTTAAATGAAAAACTTAATCTAAAATTAACTGGAAGAACTACGTCAGACGACGGTCATCTATTCGGCATGACACATGATGATAGATTAGCTTTTATAGAAAACCTTGCTAGGATGAGAGATATACCTTTAAAAGAACAATGGCATCAAGTAGAAGATGCAGTAGGTTGGTTCGAGCTAGAGAGGTTTGCTAGAGGATTACAATTATTTAAAGAAGATAGATTATTAGTAGACTACACAGATATGTTATGTAAGTTTTTAGTAGAAGGCGATGTGCCAAAACTAGATGTTATGTTTGTAGACGAAGCTCAAGACTTGTCGCCTTTACAGTGGGCGGTGGTTCGTAAACTAGCAGATAAAGCAAAAAAGATTTATGTAGCAGGAGACGATGACCAAGCTATTTATAAATGGGCGGGTGCTGATGTTGATTACTTAATACAAAACTCTAAAGATGCTTTAGTTTTAAAACAATCCTATCGTGTACCTTCTGCTGTACACGAGGTCGCTCGACAATGTATAGGTCAAGTTAGGTCTAGAATATATAAAGAATGGACACCTAGAAAAGAAAAAGGATTAGTTAGGTGGGAACCAAATATAGAATTAGTTAATATGGAAAAAGGCGATTGGTTAGTTTTAGCAAGGACTAA